TAAGGGTTAAATACACCTTACTATTAGGCACTACCTGTGCCGCGTCCATCTTATAACTGTTTGTTGTCGCTATGGTAGCCGTTCCCGCGTACATACGGTCAAGTGTGTCGAGCTTTGCGCCGTGCGCCTGTGTATCAATCTGTAACTGCGCGATTTGAGCGTCAAGCCGTGTGAAGCTTTCCGCAATCTCTGTTTTCCCGCCGTTCCATTCCGTCCATGTACCAGTAATTCGTGCCCTTGTTTGCACTTCATCCGCCTGTATTTTAATTTGTGTTATATAGTTTATACCGCCGACGACAACAATTAGCACAACAGGCACATAACGCCCCGTAAACAGGGTGATACCGTTAGAAACGTAGTTGTCATAAGGAATTGTTCCATCTGCCTGAAAATCGCTTACAGACGCGTATGGTAAATGTCCGTACTTTTTAATAAACGCTTCTGCGATTTTTTGTTCTGTGACCGCTCCATCTTCTAATTTTCCGGTCGTAACGGCTGCGCTTTGGATGGCTGCCGAATTTACAGCGCCCTTTATGCTACCTGCTCTTATGGTTATATCATCGGGCAAAAATTTTGCCGCACCAGCATATTCAAGCTGCGCGAACAATGCTTTAGTTGCTGCACTGAGCAACGCCGGAGTTACCGCGCCGTTTGTATTTGGGATATATACGCCGTTATGGTTATGCCCTTTTGCAGCAAATACACTCTTCACATCCTCGCTTATTTTATCGAACGTTATTGCGCCTGTAGCAATTCGTTCTCCGCTTTCAATTTTATCAAGTCGTTTTCCGAGAAGGGTTTCCCCCCCTCTTGCTAAAGGCACTTCTGTACCGTCTGTTCCCTCTGCAATTGCCTTTTGAAATTCAATCAACGTCTGTGATAAAGCAGTAAGCTCATCCTTACTTTCAAGTGCCCCATCAATTTCAGCTTTTCCGATGTTCAGTGTTACACCAACTGCTCGTAAATCACCGTTTGCAGAAGTAATCTGTAAAATACAATTAGCTCTCCCGCTCGCAGTGAATACCTGCTGTTTGGGGACGAATGAAATAACTCCGCCTTTAGCATCTGCCACTTTACCATTCATATAGACAATATGCCCATCTGCCTTTGCAACATAAAGGCGTACGCTGCATCCTGTCACATCCAGCATCTTGTCAATAACCTGTGCATTACTGGTTTTAAGAGTTTCCCCAGATTTTTCAACAAGGATAAACTCAAATTCACGTTCGTTTCCTTCCCCTTGTACAGCGTTTAAAGTAATTGAATTTGGCTCAAATACCTTAATCTTGTGAGTTTCCTTGTACAGCGCCATCTGCATCACCTTCTTTCGTCAACGCATCGATTTTATCAAGCATTGTGTAAACATATGCCATCGTCCCGATGTTTGTTCCCGTCGCTTGAATCTGTAATCCAGCCAATCTTGCGTAAATATCGTGCGTCATATTATTGATTTCTTTTAGCTGGGCCATCCTCCCACCTTCCTTCCCGCCACATAAAATTCAATTGCGTTATATCCAATACGGATATAATTGGTTCGTTCCTGCGAACTACCGCTATATGGATAACGCACACCAATTTCTAAACGTGTTCCCGTAGTCCCTCCATCTTGATACATGTGGATGTAACAATTATTAGTCGCATTTGCGGCAGAGTTGAAGTATTTTGCTAAATACAGATTTGTGTCGTCGATACGCATTACTCGTTCCGTTGTTACATCGGTATATCCTGTTAATCGGGTAAGTGATATTTCGCCTTTTCCGCTGGAATCATTTGTCATTTTAAACTCGTTGCAAAGGGTACTGTTCAGGGCGTTTGAGCGAATAGAAACACCGTTCACCCCCAACAAGCCCATATATTTTTCTTCAAGGTTAAAAATGCCACCCTGCAAGGAATTGTTCTCTTTACTGTATGCGTACATTCCACTGTAGTATGGCGCTCCGCTGTATACCACTTTGTCAAGTTTGAAATAGTATCCGCTGTTAGAACCGCTCATTTTGGTGCAGGACAATTCGTCATTGTCAAGGTCGAAATACGCATTTGTGTTCTCTGCTCCGCGTATAACGCCTGTTTTTATCCAGTCTGCTACGACACCATGAGCCGCGAGAACATTTAAAACAGCATTTCCGTTTTTATCAAAACCTGCGCCCCACGTTTTGCCACCGTCCGAAGAAACAGCAAACCCATCAATTCCTTTTTTCCATATGTATTTGCTTTCTTCTATTGTTGGCTTGTCGTGCTGATAGACAATTTTGGTTCCGTCGTCCTGCGGTACAGATGTTTCATAAAAACCCATGCTATTAGCCATCAAGCCGTTGAAATTTTGCGCATACACGTCGTAGGCAGAAATTTTCTTTTCTGCTTCCTGCTTCGCTATTGCTTTGATTTTTGCGGTCTGGTTCCCACCGCTGCGGTTTTTTTCTTCCGCTGTCTCAGCGTCACATCGAAGGTTTGTTTTACTGTCCAGCTTATAAGTCAGTCCCGTTACCGGCGTGCGGTATGCGTTCCCGTGCTTATCATATACAGTAACAATATCTCCAGCCTCAATTGCCGGGTTTGATATTTCCGCGCTTTCAAAAGGAGTAATGCGAAAGCCGAGCAACCTATCCGCCCAAACAGAATCCCACATAGGATTGTTAGTAGAATGGCTGTTAATTTGTGCGAGCGGATTTCCTTCAATATGGAGGACATAACCTTCCTCACCTGTCATGAAATTCAATTCTTCATCTGCGGCGTTTACAACCGAAACGCCAGTTACCGCAACGCCGCCAGAAATCGTTCTAGATTCGTTTATTTCCGTTTCTGTACTTTCATACCATTTGATATGCAAACGTCCGTCTGCGTCGCATTTTGCAAATGAGCAAGCCAATTGCGACACCCAAGAAACGACATCACGAAAAGTCGCGGAATCGTCGATGTGCTGCCTATTTGATACCTTCCAACTTGCATTTGGGAAATCAAGAGAATCAACTACTACCCCACAGCGAGTACACGCATCGTCCAAAATAGCCGCAAGCGTAGCCGGATATTTCAAATTACTTTCGTTGTAGGGGCGGTCTAACTTTGCCAGATTATCAAACGCTGTTACCGTCACGTAATTATCATTATTGACGATTTCTTCCGTTGTATAGATTCCCTTTTTCACCCATTCAATAGTTAGGTTTCCCTCGTAGTCTTGAGCAGTAATAAGCCCGATTCTAACATCAAATTCAGCTTCGGCAAAATCAATTTCATTAAAGCGACCGTTAAAATTTTCAACTTCAAATTTTAATTTATTGATAATTGCGCCGCCAATGCCAAAAGAGCCTTGTTCTGTTGTCTCGTCCGTAATTGTAAGGCTTCCCATCATAATATTGTCATTGGATATTATCAAATTGTTGTTCAACTCGTTGAATGAATATAGACCTGTTTTCCGTTGCTCGTCGCTCAGTTCAATATTGGTATAAATTTTTGCTACGAATTGTCGGCCTGAAGAGGTTATAAGCTCTTTGTATTGGTTTGAAACATTTTGCATAGCTCTCCCCTTACTCTTCTATAAAGTCACAAGTTACATCTGTAACAATAAATTTTTGGTGAACTTCATCCCATAAGTTGTAATTTGCGCTTATGTCGCCTGTGTAGAATCGTTTTGTTATATTGCAGCCTTCCATAATGTCAGGAAATGTAACTGAAACAATAATTCCATCCTCTTTGAAAAACTGCGTTAAATTGTGCGCTTCATTCCATGTCATTGCACTCCACGCACACGAAAGAGTTCTTTTTCGTGCTACTACATCCTTTTGCATGATTCCGGTGCGCGTGGAACGCCCGCTTTCTTCGCTTGACAAATCAGCCAGTTTCCAAGTACATGAGGCCGGAGAATGGATTTCTACATTGTTTACTTTCATAAAAGCCATTACATATTCACCCTGTTATACCTTCTGCTGTCTTCTTTTTTGATTTTGTAGACGCGGCGGGCAACCTCGTCCCCGTCAATTTGGTTAACAACGGTAACGTTCATTGCACCGTCGCCTTGCGCTTCTTTCACAGCCCTGTACACGCCTCTGGAGATGCCGTCAACAATCTGCTGATTGTTTGCTACTGCGCTTCTATTTCCCATTGAACCAACCAATTCAGGCCCTGCTTCACGCGCAATAAACATTTCGCCTCTATTCGGAAATCCGCCTTCCGCGTATACCTTCGGAACAGTTACTTTTGGAATCGTTTGATATGATACGGAACCATTTGCCTCTACTTTGACATTGGAAACGGAATCCGCAAATCCTGATACAACACGGTTTAACGAGCCTGTGAAGTTATCGGAAAACTGCTGTAGCTTTTGAAGAACCTGATTAAAGGTATCGGTAAAACCAAACACAATTGTGTTTGAATCTATACCATCGGCTAACGTGCTTGACATCTGTTTTCCGTACTTGCTTAAATCAGCGTTCTTTTTCACGACACTCAAACTCTTTTCGGTCATATCGACAAATGATTTGACTGCGTAGGGAGTTTCAGATTTCACACCGTTTCCAAGGCCCTGAGCAGACCAAACTCCCGCCTTAAAAGTTCTTTTGGATGGTGAACCAAAATCTCCTTCTTTATAAAGGGCATCGTATGAAAATTTAAAAATATCTTTTCCAGTTTTTTCAGCGTCGCCCATTTTGCTGTTTGCACCGTTGATATAACCTTCCAATGCGTTTTGTCCGGCAAGGAAATACCCGTTGTTTTCTCCGTAACTGCCGTTTTTAACGGTTTTTAAACCGTCGAGTAAACCACCGACGACCGCTGTTCCGGTATTTTTTGCACTCGCGCCGAGTGATTTCGTCTGATTATTAAGTTCTGTTGAAATCGGGTCGAAAATATCAGTTTTGAATTTGCTGATTGTATCTTCTTGAAATTTTGCTTTACCGTTTCCGCCTGGACTTACAAAGTCTGACCAAAACTTATCCCAGCCCTCTTTTGAATCGTATTTCTTAGACGCTTCTTCAAGGACTTTTTTTGCGCTTCCAGCTAGCCCGGTAGAAATTCCAGAAAAGACAGATTCAATTTCCTTTTTCACTTCACTTTCCTGCTGGCTGTAGTATTTCTCCAAGGAATCTCTTGTGTCATAAAGAGCCGGAAGATATTCCTGCTTATATTCAGAGGCATACGCTATAGCATTTTCAAGTTCTGTCATTGTAGTGGTACGAGCTTCTTTGATAGAATCCAATGCCTCTTTTCCAGTAGAAGCGATTTCTCCAATTTGCTTTTTGGCATCGCCTACATCATCACCAAAATCTATTTCGCCATTGTTGAATTTAGATAATGTGTCCTCCCACTTGAAAGAAGCCTCTGACATACCACCTTGAAGGGAGCCCAATTCCTTGTACCAGTTGTTGATATTGGACATGATTTTGTTATAGTCTTCGGAATTTGTTGCCTTTCCTATTAACTCGTCATATCCGCCTTCTATCTGGTTTTTCAGTTCTGCCGCCCTACCCTGTGTCTCACGGACAAATCTCTGATATTCGCCGATAAGTGTATCGATTTGCGTTGAAATTTCAGGCGTTGCATCTTTCATCGCCTGTACAAGTGCTGTATTGATAACTTCCTGAGAATAGGACATTTTTTCTTTGATGGTGTCATACAGCGTGCTGAAATAGCCTTTGATTTCTTCGATTTCGTCATAGGTTACAGTACCACTTTCACCAAGCGTTAATGTAAGCCCCTGAATCTTAGTGACGGATTCATTGATTTTTTGATTTGCCTCGGCGATTTTACTTCCCCAGTTGATAATTTGCGTGTTGTTATCGATGATGGACTGTGTACTTGCTTTAAGCTTGTCGTTAAATACGCTTAATGAAATTCCAACACCGTCAAACACCGTCGTCTGTACAAACTGAGATACCATTTCATCGTAAGCTTCGCAAGCTCCGTAAATAGCAGCTCCTATACCTACTACAGCAGCCGCCACCAAGCCCCAAGGCCCTAACATTGCATACATAGCAACGCCAACAGCAGCACACGCGGGAATTATGGTATAGAGCGCTTCGTTAAGAGAAATGTTCCCTAACGCAAGGTTCTTAACGGCTTCTTTTACTGTTACGAACTCAATACCCAAAGCTATTAAGGAACCCGCGACTTTCTGAGTAGTTGACAAACTATCCCGAAATGCTTTCATTCCGCCTTTAAAAGAGGCAAAAAGCCCGTTCCCATCTCTTCGGTATTTTGAAAAAGCAGAAAAGAACGCTTTAAACGCGCCGGACACTGTTTTGACAATACTTAGGTTAGAAAACCACTTCCACAAGCTTTGAATATAAGAAACAAATTTCTTTACCTTTCCAAATGCCCAAAGCGCGACCATCAAACCACCGAGCGTTTTTAAAAGAGGTTCATATTCCTTTAACGTGTTGTATAAGTCGCTGAACCAGACTTTCATTTTCTTATATATTTTCTCGGTCTGGTTATCCAGCTCACCAAGAAAATCATAGTCATACGCCGACAAATCAACACCGAGGTCATAAGAGGGAACATCAACTTTACTGTCTTTACTCTTTGGTTCAGATAGAATGTTCAGCTGGTCAAACCCCATAATGTTTTTCTTGACTTTTTCAGCTGTATCATTCACGTCGGTTAAAGCGTCGTTTGCACCTTCTGCCCCGCTTTTCAGTCCGTCCATATTAGAGTAATCAATTGTCGGGATTTCAAATCCAAGGAAGTTTGCCCCTACCTGAATAAATTCCGTTAGAAGCTTAATGAACGCCTGAACATAGGGGATTATTTTTATAAGAACGGGTACGAACAGGTTGCCTAACGCACGTTGTAACTGAACGGTTTGCTGGTTGAGGATTCTCATAGCGTTAGCCGGAGTAATCAAGGTGCGTGCCATATCGCCTAACACATTGTTGCTCTGCTCCATGATAGCGATATAGCGTAGCTGCGATTTCTGCGCCTGTGTCATTTTGGTAATTTTCTGTTCTATTCCGTGCGCATACGCAATCTGTTGTAATGTAGCAACGTCCAAAGCATAACCAAGCCTACGCAACGGTTCCAATTCTCCCGCAATACCGCTCTGTACTTTTTCAAGCGACTGAGAAATGTCAATGTTGAAAAACGAAGAAATATCATAGGCGACTTGCGTAAGACCTTTACTCATGGTATAGGCTTTGTCTTCCACAACTCCAAAGCCAGAAGCAATCTGCATAAATACGCCCTGGTTCCTAATCCATTCAGACATATCAATGCCCATCTTATCCTGAACTTTTGCCGCATAATCAAGAGCTTCCTGCGCGTATTTACCCATTGAAACGGTAAACAAGTTTAGATTCTCAACATATTCATTAGACTTAACAACCCAACCTGCAGCAACATCATAGAGTTTGGATGCCGCCATTGCGTATATTCCGAGCTTTGCTTTTACAGAGGAAATACCTGTTCCGAGAAAACTATATGACTTCGTAGTTTTCGTATTAGAAGAGGTTAGTTTCGCATTTGCATTGATAGCACGCTGCATATTTGCAGGTAATTTGCTAAACCCGGCAGACACCTTTTCCATCTCTGTTGAAAGAGGCTTAACCGCCGCTGTAACCTGCTTAATCTTCTGAGAAAATTCCGTAAGCTTTTTACTATCAAGTGTCTCTGTTATTTCTGGAATCTTTTTTAGCGCGTTTAGGTTGGAATTAAGGTTTGTCGCTTTCCCAACATCTTGCAAAGGTGCTATACCGGCAGTCAATTCACGAATAGCATTGAAGTTAATACCATCCAGCGAACGGACAGCTGAACCGATTGCAGTTAATTGGTTTGCTGTTGTTTTAGATAGCTGCGGTTTTCCAAGCTGAGAAAGCCTCTGCCAGACCGAGGCGAAGCGGTCAATGTTACTTACTGATTCCCCGCTTAACTTTTTTGTCGCGTTTGCAACGGAACTCATATTTTCAGCTAATCCATTCAGCCCTAATTTTCCTACCGTAGATTGCAGTTTTTTTAGCGTTGCATCTAAAGCATCTAAGCCTTTGTATGCCTGCTGCGCTTCTGAATCAACCTGTAGCATGAGCCTGTCAACCGTAACATCAGACAAAAAAGAACGCCTCCTTTCCGGCAGGCGCTCTTAGACGCTCTTGAATTTGGAATTGATAGAACTGATTTTCGCTTTAAAGCTTGCTATCTTAGCTTCGTTTTCACGCCGCTGTTTTTCTTCAACTTCTTTTTTCGTTCTTGGCAAAGGTTCTTCTGGATAAATGCATGGTTTTTGACCGCTTTTAAGAAACATATTGCAGACAGAAGCGTTTAAAGCTTGCAGGAAATACAATCCCTGTAACCACATTTTTTCATTTTCATACTTATTCCTTAAAAAATAAGCTTCTCGATAATCCTTTACCAGCGTCGCGTCCATATTCCAATATTGGTCATATGTCATTCCAATAGAAAGATAGAACGGAAATTGAGTGTGAAAAAACTCTGAATATGAAATCGGGGAGGCTGGACTGTTTACCAGCTCGCCTCCCACTGAACGTTTCCCCCGGATTCGTCTTCTGAACCCTCGACCATTGCGGTAATAGGCTCGTTATACATCTCGGAAAGTTTGTTTATCAACTCGCCCTTGTTCGTAATTGCGTCGAAAATAGCATTGACAATTTCCTTTTTGATATAGGGATGATGTGCCTGAAACGCACCTTCAAAGAGTTCCGGCAACATTGTCACAGGCCTTTTCATAACCTCTGAAACATCAAACCCTCTGCGTTCCATACGCTCGATTGATTTTCTTGTAAATTCAAGCGTATAATCCTTGCCTTCATAGGTTAACTGAATGATTTTTCCCATTGTTTTTCCTCCTTATGTTTCGTCCATTACAATCGGCGTAGACGGCGCAATCGAAATAGCCATTCCAACTACTTCATTTACTCCCACTCCGGTTACACGGGGAGAATGTGTTCCGCTAAAATTGAATTTTCCATTTGCACCAGTAGGAGTAACTGTACCGTCCGCTCCTGCCGTTCCACCGAACCACACTGAATAGTCCTGTTTTATTCCGGCAGAATCCTTCAGCTTTTTATAATCTTCGGGCGTATAGTTCGCAGTAAACTCTAACGCTTCTGCTGACTGAATTCCCTGTACATAGGTTTGAATGGAATCTGTCAATGTGGTACTTTCAAGTGATTCAGGTGCGCCGCCTAAATCGGGAATGTCCTTAATATCGACCAGTTTTTCATAAGCATTTTCCTTCTTCATCATAAGAAAAATGCCAAAGCTGCTTATTGCCATAAATTTTCCTCCTTACGTCTTGTATACAATCTTGCTCTTGCTAACCACGCCATCATAACGGGCGGTTAATCTTGCCACGGAATCATCCATGTTTGGAATAGGACTATAAAACGTCCTAAGAAAACCAAGCCGCTGCATCTCTGTATCAGCGACACCAAGAATCTTTTCACATTCAACAGAAGCGCCAGATTCCTTATTGCTATAAACGTTGATTTCTATCATGATGCTTGCGTGATTCTCTGTTAATGAGGAATCAAGCGTTTTTTTATACGTCACATTGTTTTTTTGTTCCATCGTCATCAAAGGAAACAAAACTTCTCCTTTTGGATAAGGACGCGAAGTATTTAAATCCTCGATGGACGATTTCATGGAACGTGTAACCGCCGTATAAATTTCATTAAAAACAGAAATCATGATTGAAACACCGCTTTTGCTATTTTTTCTGCCCTGTCAAGCAGTTCCATTGATGTGTTATACATAAACGGGCGGGATGGCATACCTTTCGTCCATCGAAACCTGTTGGCTTCTTCGTCATAGTACACCCATCCAAATTCTCCGTGCTGGTTTACGTCGTATTGCCACGGAACTAACGGATGCGGATTGTTTTTCCCTACAACACCCGTACCAAACTCTACAAAACCAGCATAAGGGCAATCCGTGAAGATGATTCCGCTTTTCCCGTCCGTATAAATTAGTCCGTCGAGGCTTTTGTATAGCTCCCCTGAATCTACTGCGCCAAGTGAAATAATTTCATTCCTTGCTATCTCTACACCTTCTGCAATCAAACGGGAAACAACAAGTTCTATCTTCTTCCCCACTTCTTGCTTATATAGCTGTAGTTCTTTTCTCGCCGCTGCAATGGAACCGACGCTTAATCCAAACCGTATTGTTTTCATCGTGTTCTTTTTTCCTTCTTTATAGCAACGGAAATACTGTTCAAAGACCTGGCTATGCACTTCACGCTATAATCAGCTGGCTTTGTTATATCGGTATTGTCAACCCATAGCCTGCTCGTTTCAGTTATCGGACAAGTGGATTTGGATAAAACAATTACTTTGTCGTAATCGGTTATGTTTCCAAACTCCTTATTAGCCGCTTCTCCTTGCGCCTCAGAAATATTCCCACGCTGCTTAACGGGCGTAGAATATAAAATTTCTGATTCCCCTGTTTCAAAGCCATCTTCATCCAATATCGGCTGTTTCATAATAGGAGAAGACACATAAAAACTTCTTTTGTTCTTATCTAGCGTTCTCATGAAATCACTTCTACTTTAGGGGTTATTTCAGCAAGTAGAGACGGGGATATTCCTGCGCTTTCATATGACCTTGCAATGGTGTTTTCTGCGTGGGAAGTCTGGCCTTCCGCTCCCATTTTGCTATACAGCTCTATGGCTATTCGCACCTGTAAATCGTTATATCGGGGCTCCAAACAAGTTTCCACACCGGATTCTGTTTTTACAGTCGGAAAGTTACCACACGGGTAACGGTAGGTCAAAATTATGTTTTTTGCACTTTCCAACAAGTCAAGCAAAACATTGTCTTCTACTTCTTCCCCGTTAAGCCTGATACGCAAACGCTCAAGAGAGTTCATGGGCTTACTCTCCTTTTTTGCCGCCCGGTTTTTCGTTCTTAGGCGGTTCGGGTTCCTTCTGAGGCTCTTTGTTGGGTTCCTTGTTTTCGGGGATTTCCGTGTACGGCGGGTAGTATTTGCCTTCGTGTTTAACCATATATGGATATTTCATATTAGACCACCTTCATAACATAGCATTCATCCATCCGTTCAAACGACGGAAGGACAATTTCGGATACAATCGTCGATACGTTCACAGGGTGCGGTTGCGTGATGGTTGTTACCGCTGTCCCCGTGTTTACAATTTCAACCGCTGCATTTGATTTCCCCATTAAATCGGCCTCTTCCGGCGTAGTGCCAAACCAAGTACTGCCCAGCGCACCGTCCGGTATAAGCGTAACAAGATTGTCGGGGTAGAACTGGTGAGTAGTTCCGTCATTGTCTTTGAATTTCTTGTTGTAATCAACAATAGAAATATTCAACAGTTGTGAAATAATGTTTTTCACAACAATATCTGTCATATACACCGTAGCCCCTGTGTTCTGTGCAAGAACCGCCGAACGTACCGCTTTGCTTTTTGTCAGAAGTGTTAGGGTTGCTGTACTCATAAGCGCGATGCTCGGACGTGTGCCGGATTTTGTATATACAGCTTCAATCGCTTTCTTTAAATCCGCAATCGGGTCAGACGTGTCCGCATTGCTCCATTTATCGGAATCGGAAACGATTTTCATGAAGTTGTTATTTTCAAACGAACCGTCAGGGTCGTAATTATACGAGTAAACCATATCGTTCGCAGAAATAGAAATGGAAGGCTTCCCGTTTTCAGGAGAAAGCAGCTGCATAATCATTCGTTCGGGAATGACATCTGCGCCATCGATAAGATTTTTAGCGTCGTCAAAAATCTTATCAAGTGTGGCTTTCAGGTATATATCGTCCTTGTCCTGCGCCCTCAAAATCTCCTGCCTGTCTTTTTCCGTAACAATAAAGCTTTCACGGAAAAACGGCATTTCTGTCTCGATTTTCTGCGCGCCAATTCTGTTCCTTGGCTTTGCCTTTGCGTCAAAATTAGAAGGCATCAGTGAAATTGGAAGTCCTCTGCTGCCTTTAATCCAAGACAGGTCAAGACCGGCCTTCTTTTTAGCCGGGAATAAAGCCGCACCCAAGTACGGGATTGCGTTACTTGCAACTTCGTTATAATAAGCTGCAATTGCGCGCGCTGTAAAAAGCTTTGTTAAATCCATAAACTATCCTCCTATATAAATTTAATCATTGGCATAGAGGCAATTGTGGCATCATCATAGGTTACACCACTGTGTTCCTGTGCCTTTTTCTTGTCGATACACCCGTGAATGATAACCGTCCCGTTGGGATTATCCGCCGTAACATCGTGCATCAGTACACCAAAAGCAGTACCGGTTGTAATCGGGTTTCCAGATTCATCAATAGGCGTACCCGCTTTTACAACCGCTGTTCCATCCGCGATTGTTACAGCCTTTGCAACGCCGAAATAATGGTCATTTGCAAGAATTATTAAGGTATTTCCGAATGGTGTTGCTGCGTATTTCATGATTTCCCTCCCATATAATGTTTCATAGATTCCCCGGCTGCTTCGGCGGTTTTAGCTCGTTCCGCGCCAAGCTGCTTTGCTAGAGCCTCGCCCTCTGTATCGTCGCCGTCTTCACCGTCTTTTCCGCCGCCTGGCCGCGGTGTTTGTTTTAGCAGTTCCGCCTTAATCTCTTTTTCCGTCTTCTCCTTCTGAGCGGTCAGAATAGCAATAAAGGCTTCTGCGCTTGCAGTGCTTTTTTTGCCGTCTTCGGAAACGATAGAATCAATAAGCTTGCTGTAATCTTCTTCTGCGATTCCCGCTTTCAGGAATTGTCGTTCCACGTCAAGACGGTTTTTCTGGATTTGAAAGCTTTTTTCTGCGTCTTTGGCCCTCTGTAAAGCCGCCTGAACATCGTCGTCTGAGTTGCCTGATAAAAGAGCAGTTAATTGCTCTTCTGTCGCATCAGGAAAAATTTTTAAAACTTCGTCTTTTGTCAAATTACATTCCTCCTAGATAAAATAAAACGCCATACCTTTACTGTAGGTACGGCGTTCAAGACGCTCTGTTTTTTGGTTTTCGCTTAACTTCTTCGGCCTTTCCTTCTCCGTTAAACCGTATGACAGCGGCACAGCGTGGACACGATAACTCGGAAACACCTGAAATTTTTCCTAAAAGCTTGTTGCAAAATTTACATCTGGCTTCATTCAATGTCTGATTCAGTTTCTTCGCCTCCTGTCTTGACCTCTTGTTGTTTCATATAATCCATACTGCTGCTGTAAGCTAATCCAGGGTCGCTAAACATACCACAATGCGTAAAAGCAAGCTCAGGATGAATCTTGTTACTACCAAGCATGGTTGTGAGCACTTGTGCTTTTTCCTGTATGTTTTCGTAGTTTCTGCGCGTGAATCTAATGTCAATGTTTTGAATTTCAAGATTCATACCCTGTACAATTTCGCAGATATAAAGGGTAAGCGTTAAAAAGCTTTTTTCCGGTTTTTTAAACATCACTTCACTGTCTTTAGCCCTTGATTCCGCTGCACTCCATCCATCCCTTAACTGTACCGCTGCTCCTGTATCGGACGTACTGCTTCCACCGTTTCTGTTTGGCATTCCACAGATAGTTAAAACCGCTTGGTACAGGTCATCCACTAACGTTTGCGTTTGTGTTTGGTTCAGTTCTCCATTGGCGTAAAACACCTTTGCCGGAAGTCCCGGTGTTCCTTTTACAGATATGGCGAGTTCCTTTTTCAGCTCTTTTAGCTTCTCAGAACTAATTTCGCAGTTTTCAAATACCAAAATTGCCTGTATAAACTGTTCTATTCCGTCAACGCGATTGGATTCTACGTTATCCAGCGCGTCCAAAAGCGATAATACTGTTTCAAAGGCACCCAGCCTCGCGTTGTTCGCTGGATATTCAAACACTGGAATACAGTTTAAAGGATTTGGCTCTTTTTTAGTGATTTTCCTCGCTTGTATCTCATAGTAAAAAGACGATGTATAAACCATATAAATTATTTTTCTGTCTTTTTTCCCAATCATGACAGACATTAACGGTTTATGCCCTAACCCGCTTTGATAAACGATAAAATTAAAGCGCGGGTCTAATGTAAAAATGTCCACAGGGGAAAAATCGACTTCTTTCTTCGGAAGAACCATTCTGTATGCGGTTCCACAAATATGCCCCCATTCAACCAGCTCTTTGTCTTTGGTCGCCTTGTCTTCGTGGAGCATGATTTCGTTTAATTGGTTCAAATCATCTGCGGCTTTATCATTTCCACGCCGGACATATTGAATAGGTTCCCCGATTAGATAGCCGGTTTTAAATGAAACAATCTCGTTTGCCCTGTTTTCGCTGATACAGTTTTTAATTTCTGACCGCACTTCTTTTACACGATTGCGAATAGGAGTTTTTCCTTTGTAATAATCCCAAAGGTACTGAATTTCATCGGCGTTTATATTATGAGTTGGTAACGCCTTATAGAGTACAGAAACAATATTGTCTGGTGTAACTTTTTCTTCATGAGAATAGATTACACGCCTTCCGTATGTTTGCCTGCTTTCTATAGCCATCACCACCTAATTTCCAGCTGATTTCATTATACACCATCAAAAAGCCAACTTATTGGCTATGAAACGCAATATATTTAGAAAGGCCGCTTGAACACTTGAACGCTGTTTCCTGACATAGATTGGATATACTCAGCGAGCATAGCCATACCATCTGGCACATCGTCGTTTTTATTCCGACCCGTTACGGTATAGGTACATAAAAAGTTCATCATACGCCCATAATCTGAGTTCCTTTGATATTTTGAATCATCTTTAAATAAGCAATGCTCCTTAACCCAAGCTGAATTTACAATGATTTTTGTTTCCTTGTTTTCTGTCGTGTATTTTGTGGTAATATGTGTACTCCCGCCTCTTGATTTGATTTCATTTTGAATTTTTTCAGCAATACGTCCACCTGCAGAATTGCTCTCGAATTGTGATTGCTTTACTTTGTGTTTCAGAAGGATTTCAACGAGGCGGCTATCTACAACATCTGGTAGCCCATTGTCACATACGCAATCTTCTATGTAACAATCTGAACCATACAAATACCCAACGGGTAAAAACGCATAATCTTTTCCTTTGTCTTTTGTATCACAGATTGATAAAATTGCGTCTGGCGCACGCGAAGGAAGCTCAAAATATCTTTTCAGTTCCGATTCTGAATACAATAACCCTTCCCGTTCAATTGGTTGATTCATAAACAAAGAACGAAAACTGACATCATCCATATTTTCCTTCATTTCGATGAAATACTTCGTATCAAACCCTACTCCGTATTGGTAGTTAAAATTGCTCTCTTCACACTCGTTGAGCGCAGGTAATACAATAAATTTACAGCGTGGGTCATTTCCATACTTTTGTTCTAGCCGTCCAATGGGGTCATGAACACTCCACCGGGTAGCGATATGTATTTCTTTTGCCCCAAGTTTTTTTCTTGTTTTTAAATCATTTGAGTACTTAACCCACAGCTTATCAAGCCTATCTTTAGACAACGCTTCTTCAATACCGGAAACAAGGTCGTCTGCATAAAGTATCTTTTCGCTTCTGGTTGCACCTGTTAGCGTAGCATCAATCGCCCTGCATGTTAAAGTACTGTATCGATGTTTTTTGTTTATATCCAGCGTTTCCTCTTTCGCGTTTGTTGCCGATAATCTGCAACTAGGGAAAACGTCATTCCACAGGTATTCTGGGTCGGTTATAATTTGTTTTACACCTTCATAAAACGAGTTTGTCAATTTGTCACTATGCGCGGATGCAAGGTTGGGACAATCGGGGAACCTCCCCATAACCCATGACAAAAAAAATATTCCGAGCGTTGATTTTCCGGTTCCAGGCGGCATTGAAATTGTTAGTAGGTCTAATTCATCATCTATCAACGCTTGCATTGCCTGAACAGTAGTATACAAAACATTACGACGCGGTAAATAAAAGCGTTTTTCCGGTTCCCTGTCCCACTCTACATAAATTAGGAAATCATCAAACAAATAAGGAGCTGCAAATAAATAAGTAAGCTTTTGTAAATCGTACATTTGCGCTTTAAAGCTTAAATCTTTGCTTTTCTTCATTGATGCTTTTGTGTTTTTTCTGAACTCTCTATTTAGTTCCAGTGCCTTCGTAATGTCTGATTCACCAACAATGCGTATACAGTCGAAAACATCCTGATACAAGGTAGCGTTGCCGCTGTCTTTTTCTATGGCTCGATATATTTTTTCAATTGTTTTCAGCATAAAAAAGAGCACCTTCCATATAGAAGGCGCTCAACGGCACTCAAAAAATTATTCATCACTTTATAGTATACTTAATCCAATCTATAGTGTCAATAAAGTTTAAAGTAGTGTTAAAAATCTTGCATTTCTTTAGTCTTCTTCAAAACAACCAGATTTACTAAACCCAAAAGCATTGGATAACGAATCAAAAACGGGTTCTAATGCTGTACGCAGTGGAATGTCTTCTGTGCATATTCCGTCTAAAGAGTTTACGATATTCCTATCGAGAGGCAAAGAAGATTCTCCCCAACCAGCAGAAGCAATGTAATCTTTTCCATTAAGGATGGAAGCAAAAATATGCCACGGCTTCGGTACACATAATTTGTCCAATAGACTGCCATATTGGGATAAAGCCTTAATTATAACGCCTTGTGTCTCTAACCAGTTATAGATTTCTTTACTTCTGTAATTTGAAATAAGCCTTATTTCTACCGCTTCGACTATACCACTATGAAACACTTGCGTATAGGAGTTTATGGCTCTGATCCGATATTCACTTGCATAAATGCAATATCCGTCAGCATTGAAACGGTAATCCCACCCCTTCCCGGAAATAGGTCGCAATAATGTGCCATCTACCTTTTTCATATCAATTCTATTTCCCAGTTCAAAGCTCCATTCTGGAACGATATGGAAAACAATTTTTGCGTCATTTCCTAAATCTCCTATGCATTCATTTGCTAATATCATGGAAATTCTATTCTTATGGAATTGATGAATTTTATCTTGTAATCCGTTTGCGTATAGAAACTCTTTTCGCAAATCGTCAATATCCATATATGTGATTCCATTAGAATATCGCATAAAAAATTCGTCTTTATTTCCATCCCAATAGCTGTGGGGGCGAGCGTAGCTTTTAGGTACAGTAATTACTATCGCTATATCTTTGTTTCCTAGCTCTACAGGATAGCATTCAACCCCGTGTAAATGTGGTCTAATTCTCGATAACACCATCTGCCTAAAAGCGGACATCCAATTATCGAATTCTTCAAGAGAAAAGCCAGCTCCGTTAATTCTAATCGGAAGCCTATTTTCGTCTTCTTGCATTCCAATAATAATTATTCCACCGTTCGTATTCGCAAACGCGGCAATCTCCTTAACAAGCTTCTCTTTGTTTTTATCTGACATTTTTCCATTAGTAAAAGAATAATCCTTATATTCCAGTTCTTTATTCTCAAAAACTTTATTATCAATTAAACTTTGAAGTTGCGATAAAGATAAATTTTTTAAGTCCAGCATTGACATTTTAGTTTCCCTCATATCATTTCTAAATCTTTAAATATTCAGCGAATAATTAAAGAATATATCAAAATATAATGAATTGCAACTAAATTTCGCATAATCTGTACCATTGTGTCCTGCTTATTCCAAGTTCTTTTGCAGCACGTGTGATAGATACTTCTCCTTTATCGCACTTTTCCTTGTATTCTCGAAAATTTGGAACTTCCTTCTTAGGTCGTCCTTCTTTGAACCCTTCTC